ATTCCTCGCACTGATGTCCTGTCGATCCGGGCCAAGGTGGTCAAGACGCTGGACGTGGCGTAATGGGCCTGAGCATTCGGGGGCTGCGCAAGGAAGCGGCGACCATGTCGCCGAAGACTCTGCGCCGTACCCTCAAGACGTTCCAGGAGAACAAGCACATGCCGCATCGTGACATCGTCATTGAGGTGCTGCGCATCGAACTGGCCAAGCGCCACGAACCGGAGGTGGTTCCAGGTGAGTGAGGAAGAGTACCGAGCCGGCCAGGTCTTCTCCTGGAACGAGCTGATGAGCAAGCTGAACGTCCAGCCGCAGAAGTTCACCGACGAGGATCCCGAATCCGAAGAGGACGAAGAGTCCCAGTAATGCAAAAAAGGCCCGCCCCCTTGATGGGGGCGGGCTTCATGCTGCTCAGTACTTGAGCCAAGCCTTAAGCTTGGCGTTGACCACGGGCGTCTGAGTTACCTTCACGAACGCTGCGGAGACTGCGACCAGAGTCGCGCCCACACCGACAGTCGTAGACATTCCCAGCTTGGCCACGAGTTCTGGCGCAAAAGGTGCCAGGCCGATCAGTGCGGCTAGTCCGGTACGGGCAATGTGAATCGCCTGCTGCTTCGTCAACCTGTTTCACAGTCCTCTCCATGCGAATGCGTCGATGGCACTCGCTGTCGCCTCATCGACAGCGCCGTGAATACGCAATCCCATCATACGCTGGAATCCCCGGATGTGCAGCTTCGTCTCTTCGTCAAGCTTGCCAGTATCGTTGCAGTGAAGCACGCGCTGAATGTGCTTCAGTCCTTCGATATCGTCAGGCTTGATGGGATCAGTGAGGATCGGCTTGGTGAACCACGATGGCTTGGTCAAGCTTCGCCTCCATCCGGTCGATCGTCTCCTGAACGAGGGCAAGCTGTTCCTTGACTCGTTCGACGTCAGCCTTCTGGGTAACCAGTTCCGTCAACACGCGCACCTGCTCCTCAAGCTTGGACACCAGTAGATCCTTCGCAGCCTTGTCGGACTCTAATGCGTCTATCCTCATCTGCTGCATCTGGAGCGTGTCTGCCTGGTTCTGCTTCCGTCCCCAGATGCCCGTCAGAACGGCCCCGGCCAGAACGCCGGCACCTCCCAGCGATGCATAGACGAGTGAGAGATCCATGCGCTACTCCTAGTCTACCGGCGTGCCGGTGGTTGGGGGCAGAGGCGGTACCACGTCAGCCACGGTCCTCATGTTGATCTGGAGGAAGCCACCGTAGTTCTCGGCATTGGGTCCGGGCGGTGCCGTCTGGACGAAGTTGTAGTCGTCCACAACCACTAGTTCGTTCACCCCATTGACCAGGTCCTGGAGGATCACCACGTCTTGACGCTGTGCCATGGTGCGCACAGCGTTGAGAGTGGTCAGCGCATAGGTGTCCGAGCCAACCCGGGCACCTTCCATGTCCTGCTGGTAGTTGAAGCAGTTGAACCACTTCGAGATCATCCGCTGCCGGGTGAGGCCCGGCAGCGCCTTGATCTGCCAGCCGTTCATGACGGCACCACTGGTGGTGTCGGTGGCGCTGCGAGTGAAGTAGAACTTCAGCTTGATCCAGTTCTGTGGACCAGACGGAGTCGGTGTGGCTACGTCGTTCGTCCCTGGAGTGATGGCATTGGTGTACGTGATGTATGACGTCTCCCCTCCACCCTCGTCCAGCACGCTCACTTCGAGCGTGCCATTGAACGGGTACGGAGAGCGCACCGAGAAGAACTTGAACAGCTTCGGCTCAATGGTGTTGAACCTGCATCGCCCGGTGGTGAGGTAGCCGTTCGGGGTCACGTTGGTTGCGTGCTCAAGCCAGAGTGAGGAGTTGGCAGTACCCACCGGCAGGGCCGAGATGACCAGCCGGCCGGACTGGCTCATGGTCAGATCATGGATCGGGCTGTTCATGGATGCAGAGTACAACCATCGTGCGTAGGCGTTGGTTGAGAAGCCTGTCACTGAGTCGGCGTTGACCGTACCGAGGTCGATGCACATGGTGCCCCAAGCACCATCGTGCTGAGCCACAGAGCTGTATACGCCCATGACGCACAGGGAGCCGAAGAAGGCGATGCCCTTGCAGCCGTTGGTCTGCCCGACCGTTTTCGGGAAGGTGAAGATCAGTGGGCCGTAGATAACACCAGCGTCAGTAACATTGGCGATACGTCCACCCATGTCAGTAGCCAGGGCCAGGTACGTGCCGACATAGAAGGCGATGGTGTTGAGCTGTTCTCCTTCGGGAAGAACAGCCACCTGGCTCAGAGCTATAATCAGACCCGGCGTTGTAGATGAGTACTGGGTCTTGTAGATGTAGCCCATGGCTCCGTCGTTGGCAGCTACATAGACGGCATCCGGGCCAGAGGTGACTGAAACGATGTTCTGGCCAATGGGGATAGCGGCAGCCGGCGAAGGCAGCGCCGTATTGGCGCTGGCCGCAGGGTTGAGCTGGTACAGCTTGTTCCCGGAGGTGAGGATCAGGTCGTTCTTACAGACGGATATAACCTTGGTGTTATGTGTACCGTCATCCAGGTAGATCCGAGTGGCCACCCCAGCTTCGGTTACGCTGAAGACCCCACTGTTTGCGCCACCGAAGGTGGACTGATCCTGATAGACGTATGCAGTATTGCCACCTGCGCTACCGGATCCCGTGTAGCCGATGCCACCAGTAATGCCATACTGACTGGCATCATTTGTCAGGACGGTACTGTTGGTTACAGTGACATCCGCTGGGCCAATGGCTAGGTTGTATACCGTGTGTCCGCGTGCTGCGAAGACGGCGTCAGCACCAGTCGATGACTGGTAGCTCTGGACGTACATACGGAAGGTGAAGCCGCCCGCGTCGGTGGCCGTGCTGAAGTTGGTGGACTTGTTCACCTCGGACAGCATCTGGAGCTTGCTGTAGTCGGTGAACGGATCCACGCCGAGGCTGGTGTCGTAGCGGGTGTTCTTTGCCAGCAGGTAGGTGTTCTGGGTGTCCGGGTCCTGGTAGACGATGCCAGCGCCACCGTTGAACTCGTGCTGGGAACGCAGCCACCACTGGCTCAGGCTGTACTCGCCCGGGTCCTTGTAGCTGTCGAACTGGTTCTTGCGCTGCTCAACCAACTTCTCCACATCGGGACGTTCCTGGGAGGCAGCCGACAGAAGCGGCTGCCCTCCCAGTGCCCACTGGTAGATGTTGTCCTGCGGAGTGTAGGTGCTGTAGGAGTTGGCGACTCGACCGGAAATCTTCTGAGGGATCCGGTTGATCATCGAGTCAAAGCCCATGTCAACTCCTTACGCGATTCGCTCAAGAATCATCCAGCTACCAGCCCTGATGGTCGTAGCCGTGGCGTTGCTGGTGTTCTGAGCCCACTCAAGAGAAATCTGGGTGTTGGCACTGGAGACATTGAAGGTGGCCATGAAGGGTCCACCGACATTGTTGCCGGTATTAGGCGTACCGTAGGCCCCATTGTTGCCAAAGGTTGGTGCCGTGGCCTGGAGGTTATTGGCGCTCGTAATGGTCGGAGCACTGAAGGTGAACCAGTTGGACCCAGCGGTGACACTGCCGCCTGTGACATACAAGCCCAGCTTGAGGTCACCCGTGCCGATGGCCGCACCCGTGTACACCAGGTAGCCGGTGATTCGGTAGGTGCCACCATTGACAATGTCGCTGGCATTGCCGAACACGAAGTCTGGATCGGCACTGACGGTCGTGGTGCTGGCCCGGCTGGTGTCGGAACCCTTGACGATGCGCCGGATGAAACCAACCTGGGTATTGGGGATGATGATGGAGTTGACCGACAGGTTGCCACCGGCATCCATGCTGGCGATCTGGGCTCCGTTCGCCTGCCAGATCTGTACCGCCGTGGTCGGCAGTCCAGTCGCACCGTTGACCGTGAACGAGCCACCGCCCGCCTGGGTCTGGGTGAACAGGGCGGCACCGGTCACACCCAACTGGGTGCCACCGCCAGTGGCACCGCAGAAGAACGCGCCATCCGTCTTGAGGATGCCAACACCGTTGCGATACAGGTTGGTATCACGGGTCGCGGTGCCAGGACCGAAGTCCATGCGGCCATCCGCTCGCAGGCGGAACATGTCGAACGAACCAACCGAGGAAGCCTGGGAGCCCAGAATCTCCGCCGTCCCGGAAGCCGGGAAGAGCTGGACGATCTGACCGGAGGTCAGCGAGAACCAGGTGCTGCCGGCGATCTGGACATCCAGGATGTCAGCCGTCGTACTGGTGGGGTTGTTCAGCGTCAGGGCCACAGCCGTGGTGCTCGACGGGGCCACCGTAGTGGCCCCCGTCGCTGCCACCTTAAATAGGGTGGAGGGCGTGGAACTCTTCACGTCGAACAGGTCTGCCGTCTGACCGCTGAATCCGACAGCGGTCAGTGGCGTGACCCCAGTACCCGAAGAAGTGAAGGTGGCGGAGCCGGTGGCGTTGACCGTGTAGGTGCCAGTGACGGTGCCCGAGAAGATGGGCGAGGTCAGCGTTTTGTTGGTCAGGGTTTGGGTGTCGGTGTCGCCCACCACATTGCCCACAATGCCGTGTACGCCGCTGCTGGCACCCATGTGGATGTAGAAGGCGTTGAAGTCCCGTGCGGAGCTTACGTGGCGAACCACGGCCCCTACGGAGTGCGCTGCGGCTGAGGTTCCGTCAACGCCTCGGGTGACGTTGGCGTTCAGGCCGGCCAGGGAGCTGACATCAACCAGCTCCTCCAGCGATGAGCCGTAGTCCAGCGCTAGCGTGTATGGGAACGACACCGGGAAACCGGTGGTAGCAGCCAGGGGGACGGAAGTCTGGCTGTTGGAGATCGACGCGGACAGCGTGGTCGGCTGCGCAGTCGATGAGAAGTATCGCGTCTGCGCCATGCGTCAGCCTCCGAAGTGCAAGTACTCGGGGTACAGGGTCCGCAGGTATTCCTGCTCCTCGGCAAGTCGCCGAGTGTAGAGATTCCAGAAGTAGTTGGCAGCGTTGCTGGCGGAACCAGCGGGCACGAGAGGTGCCCGCTGCACCGACTCGACAACCTTCTGTTGCAGTCGGGCAGCTTCGTATGCCTGGAGCATGCGAGCGACAGCGCCATACTGAATGACATCCGAGGCACGCTCTAGCAGGCCCGTCACCGCATTGAAGTCATCCGTGTTGTTGACCAACTGACTAGGCGACTTCTGGTAGACGACGTGGATCGAACGGCCGGGGACGATGAAGTCCCCGACATACAACGTCTTGCCCGTGGTCGAGTTGTTCGGTGCGTCAGAACTCGTTGAGGGCTGCGGATTGAAGCGCCACTCCTGAACGGGGAACCAGACTCGTGACGGGCCGATCGTGTCGGCCGTCACGCGGTACACCTGCTCAACATCAGCGGGAATGTCGTACTCGTACCGGGCTGCCACCTTCTGGAAGTCGTAGGTGGAGAACACCCACAGGTCCGGATAGACGGCCAGGATCGTCTGGTTGATGGCTTCCTTGATTCGGGAGATGGGGAAGTCAGGACCAGCCGTGACGATGGCGTTGGTGCTGTGCGCCGCAGCGGTGGTGCCGGCGTAGCCTCGCCCGTTGGTGCCAGCGGCCACCGTGGCAGTGGCCGCTGAGGTGTTGTAGTTGGCCAGCAGGATCAGCTCATCGTCAATCTGAATGACGCCTTTGGACAGGTTCTGGACCGTGCCCGGATCCACGCTGAAGGTGGTGTCCGTGGCCAGCATGTTGGCCGTCAGCCAGGTGAACTGCTCCTGGTTCTTGGTGTAGCCCATGAGCTGCTGCTGGACTCGCGCAACCAACTGGGCAAAGCTCAGGGCCACTTGGTCTCCTTAGCGGAATGGTCAGTACGCCATGACCTTGACGGTGACGGTGCCACCGGTAAAGGCGGTCGAGACATCACAGCGAAGCCAGCGCACCGCGATGCCGTTGTACGACATCAGGTAGCTGGTGCTGGCGGCCACGGTCAGCGGGTTGGCGGCAGCGCCACCACCGCCAGAGCTCGGTGTGCCGAGGCTGGTGTAGGTCACGCCATCGACAGAGCCCATGAACTGGACCGCGCCAGCAGTGATGCCGGAAGAGCCAACCACCTGGAAGGTGACGGACTGATTGGCGTTGCCAAAGTCGATGGGCGTGCCAGCGCCCTGAGCGCTGGCTGCATTGAGCGTGATGCCCGCGAGGGGAGCACCATCGGTAACTGCGAGGGCAGCCATTAGTTCAGACTCCCAATCGGGTCTTCGGCGTTGAACGCCTTACCGGTCCTCTGACTGATCTCCATGGCTTCGGTGATCTGCCGCATCGTCGTCCCGGACGGCTGCACGCCCTGACGGCGTGCATCTTTGTATGCACCGATCTCGGCATCCCAGGCCTTCGCCGCTGCAATGTTGGCAACTGGCGCGACCTGAAGTCGCGCAGCTCTTGCACACGCTCCCCACGTGGGGTGTCCCCCAGTGGGACAGCCAGTCCGACATGCCATCAGTCCTCCAGGCCGAACGGAGTGACGTGACGGTAGACGCCCTGGGCGTACTCGTCGTGGTCGGATCCGAGGCTGGCCTGGGTCGTCATCGAAATGACGTGCATGAGGCCGGTCTCCAGGATCCCCTTCTCGTTGTTCTGCGCGTTGATAGTGGACGTGCCGCCAGGGCCGTTGCCCCAGCAGCACATACAGCCGCATTCGGGGCCGCAGGAGCAGTTACCAGGAGTGCAGCCGCAGTCGGGGCGAGTGGGAGTCATTACCACGTCAATGATCTGGTTGGGCGCATCGACCATGCTGCGGTCGTAGCCCATCACGTTCTTGCCCATCACTCATTCCTCGCAATCGAAGCATTGGCCCACATGACCGCCTGGTCAATAGCGTTGATGGCGAGGGTCAGCTCGGGCGAACTCGGGCATTGGCGACTGAACATTTCAGCCAGAATCTTGGCGCTGGATCGAATCTGCTCATAGCGCTGAATCTGATCAGGCTTCGGGGCGTGATAGGTGAAGCGGTTGTCAAGGCGAAGGTGGTCCATCACTTGCCGCCCTTCGCGGCGTCTCGCTTGCCCTTGGCGGACAGAGCGGCCATCTTCTTGGCCCCGTACTTCTTGCGTCCGGCGGCTGCGGCGATAGCCGCACCCTTCTTGCCACCACCAGCCGCCGCTGCCACGGCGGCGAAACGTCCGCCCTGACCGAGCGGGGCCTTCGGGTTGGGCTTAGCCTTGGCCATTGAGTTTCCCCAGCCTTTCGTACTTCTCGTCAGTGGTGTGTCCGTCCCACTTGACGCCAGGGACGATGGCGAGGTGACTGAATAGGTCCATGTCGTTCGGGCTGATGTGCCAGGACAGTTGACCCTCTGGGCTCTCGACATACAGCACAGCCCAGTCGGGCTCGTTGGGGTCGGAGTAGCTGAGGCGAGAGGGGTAGACCTTGGACAGGAACGCTGTCAGGTATGCCCTTTCGCGGTAGATATCCAAGGTTGCCTCACGGGTAGGTACGGAAGTAAGTCGAATCGACCAGACCTGATGCGATCAAGTCGGTTCTGTCCTGGTCAGAGACCACGTACGTGTACCCACCCCGGTAATGCCGAAGGCCGTTGGGCTGGATCACGGTGGGGGCACCAGCATTGGTGCCCGTATAAGCAAGCTCATCGGTGTAGGAGTCGTACCGAACCGTTTCCCAGACGTTCGGTGCCGTCTCCTGAATGGTGAGTGCCCTGTTCATCCTGAAGCGCTCCATGAGCGCGTTCCAGGCGAACGGAGCCTCTGACACCGAGAGGGTGTTGTCGAAATACCAGCTCGCCATCAGAGGCTCCTTTCAGATCAGGCGGAGGTGTACCAGTTGGTGCCATCGCTCACGACGTAGACGGAGCCAATGGCACCAGCCGAGCCGACCGCGACATTGGAGGTGCCGCCATTGATCTGGTTGCTGCCAGAGCGGGCGAGCTGAACCACGTTGGTGGCCGTGGCGTCACGCCGGATCTGGTAGACACGACCCGGCTGGATCGTGGTGGCATCCGGCAGGGTGATGACCACGGTGGCCGACTGCGGGGAGACCAGAAGGTAGTAATCATTGGCGGTGAGGGTGTAGTTGGCGGTGACCGCCTTCACCGTCCATGCGGTGTCGTCAAGCCCAGACACTGGGAATCCTTTCGAAGAGAGGAGCGGGGGCCTTAGAGCCCCCGCTCATTCATCACGCCTGGCTGTGGATCGAGCTGGAGGTCTGGGACAGGATGAGAGCCTGGGTACGGTACAGGCTCCAGCCGGCCACGCCGTACCAGCCCAGCGGCTGGAAGCGGGTCAGCTTGTCAACGACCGGACCACGAACCGTGTGGAACTCCTCCGCAACAGCCTCAGCCAGGGCCTGCTGGCCCACGGTGTAGGTGTTGAAGACACGGGTCTGGGTGGCACCAGAGCCGGAACCGGTCTGGGCGTTGGTGGCGCGCGGGGTCTCGATGAACGCGGAACCCTCGTACTCGCCGATCTCGCCAGCCCAGATGTTGTCAGCGCTGGAGTAGGTCATCGGCAGACGCCAGCCGGCGTTGCCGGTCTCCGCACGGAGGTCAACAGAGACCTCCGGGTGGATGTACGTGGTGTACAGGGTGCCCTTGTTCGGGTGAACGAACTGAGCCCGCAGCTTGGCAACCGCCATGCGGATGACGCTGGAGCTGTAGATGTCCGTGGTGGTGATGCTGGCGAGAGCACCGGTGTTGTAGATCACCGAGCCACCGTTGACGCGGATGTTCTGGGTGCCACCGTCAAGGACGGCCTTGACGATGCCGTCAACGGAGTCAACCAGGTTCCACGCGACCTGGTTGACCAGACCGGCGGTGACATCCGAGAAGCTGAACAGGTCCAGCTTGTTGGACACGAGGATGGCGTTACCGTACTCGTTCAGGGTGACGGTCACGGTGGACGGGTTACCGGCCGCGACGGCGTCCGGGTCAACCAGCTCGTTCAGCGCGGTGAGCTGCGGGGCGAGGTCCGCGTACAGCTCGAAGACAACCGAGGAGCCGGGCATCGCCTGCTGGACGGGACGCTTGTCCGCAACCTGACGGAACATGGGCTGAGCACGGAGCGAGAACTCAAGCGCCTTGTCGTAGGTAGTCTGGACAAGGTTCGCCATTGCGGCGGTGCCGGTAAAAGCGTTAGCTACCTTTTGCCCTTCACGTAAAGAAGTGCATTAGCAATAGTGTCAGGATTATCGCCAAGAAGGCCAATGCCCATATTGCACTTCTTGCAGAGGAGGCCACGAATGCAATTACCACATGAGTAATCCCCATTGCAGCATTCATGATCATGATCCACGGCAAGCCTAGTGCCACTGGCGTCTGGCTTGTGGCAGATGGCGCAGAGTCCGCACTGCTTCTCGAACATCTGGTCATACTGCTCTTCGGTCAGGTTGAATCGCCGCAAACATCCGAGCCATGCATATTGCCTGCGTCGCTCGACGTTCTCAGGAGTGGACAGCCGCATCTTGCAGCATGCCTTGCACTGAGACTGCTTTCCATCCTTGGCCTTCTTGGAGTTGAAGAAGTCTTCCACGGACTTCAACTCATGACACTTTCCGCACTTCTTCTTGCTCCGGGTCTCACATCCATTCAAGGGAGTAGTTTAAGGGGCTTCACCCATCAACGCTGCCAGCCCTGGGCCTGGTTGATCAGGTCCTGGGTGCTCGTGGCGTTGTTGACGCCACGCAGGAAGTCGTCAATGGATGTGGAGGGCTGGGCATTCGCGCCAGCCTGAGTGAAGTTCTGCATCTGGCTCTGCTGCTCAGGAGTGAGAGCAGGCGGAGCCGGGGGAGCCTGGTCAGCGGGGGCCTGCGGCGCAATACCGAAGGCGTTACGGACCTGGGTTGCCCACGCGTTGATCGCCTCAGGCGTGAGCTCGCCCTGGTACAGGGCGGCAGCGGAGCGAGGCAGTCCAAGTTCCTCGAAGGTGTTGACAGCCTGCTGCTTGTGAAGAGTTGCCTGGACCTGCGCGAGCTGGTCCTTCAGTGCCTTGTTCTCCTGGTTGACCTTCTCGGCCCAACCACGCAGACCCTTGTTGTCGGTGTTGGCCTGGGTGAAGTCGTTCTGGTCAGCGTCAGAGGCAAAGCCCCACTGGTCAGTCATCTTGCATATCTCCCTTGAGATGTTGGATTCTCGGCACCCATGTCCACGCCAGGGGAAGCGCTTCTAAGCTGTGCCATACCGGTCTGAATACATGCCTCGGGGCCGGTCGATCCGGGCATGAGTGAGGCCCACACGTTTGACCGTGTGGGCCCCTGACGGTTTGAGTCCGCCAACTATGCGAGCTGTCCCCCACCATGGCGGGCCAGACCCTGTTCCTCGCCACCGACGAAGCCTTGCGTCTGGGCGCGGTTGTACGATTCGAGGCGCTGCCTCAGAATCTCGTTCTGGCCGGCACCGGGCTGGAATACAGCCTGCTCCTCCTGGCCATAAGTGAACTGCTGCCCAGAGGCCCTGGCGGCCCCCTGGAGCGTCTGAAATTCTCCGGCGATCTGGGAGTACCCTTGAGCCGCCTGCGACTGCGAGAAGCCCGCCTGAGCCAGCTGCTGGGCGTATCCCTGATCGAAGCTCAGCCCCCGAACAAGAGCCTCAGAACCAATCGCAGCAGTGGCCGCCTGCTGCTGGAGGAGCGGGAGCGCCTTCGTCGGGTCAAGGAAGTAAGCAGTGAGGTCACCGTTGCTCAGTCCCATCTGCTGAAGTGCCGCCTTGTACTGAGGCGACGCCGTGAGCGTCGCCTGGCTCGCCATCTGCACCCGGCTGTTCATCTCACTGGCGCTGACATCCCCGCCGATGAAGTTGGCGAAGTCGGCCGGGGAGTCGTAGAAGCCGGACGGCAGACCAGCAGCCCTCATGGACTGACGGTAGGCATTCTCCGTGGCGATGTAGTCAGCCGGGCTGAGAACGGCGTAACCGTTCTTCAGCCGGATCTGATTGCCAGCGAAGCGCTGCTTGTAGGCGTCCGTGTTCTGGAGTAGCAGCGTGATGGTGTCGGCGTTGAAACCGTTCTGGATGTACTTCAGGATGTCCGGGGCGAGGGAAGCCAGACCGTACTGGCTGAAGACATCCACCAGTGCCGAGTAGGCGTTGCGCTGATCGCCCGTCAAGGCGCTCAGCGGATCACCGGAACCGGCTCCGACACCGATCGGGGTGACACCGCCATGGCTTCCAGCCCCACCTGGAGTGGGGCTGCCGCCACGTGGAACTCCAATGCCGGGTAGTCCAGCGCCGGGTCCGCCGTAGATCGGTGGGGGCGGAGACGGCTGGCCGGGAGGCTTCGGGGTTCCGCCCGTGCTGCCGACCTGTCCGCCGGGGTTGTTCGCCTGTCCGCCACCAGTGCCGGGAGGCTTCGTCGCCATTCAGTCCTCCTAGATCGAGAAGCCGAACGACTGGAGCACGCCGTGGGCTGTGGACATCAGGGAATCGCGGGCATTGTCTGTCTTCAGCCAGCGTGGGTCCTGGCGCAGACTGTCTTCGAATTGCCACAGAGCTTGGCCCGGAGCACCCGTCTTGGGATCCTTGTAGGTCAATGCGGCCTTGACGGTCGGATCGAAGGCGCTCAGAGTCTGGGGATTGATCTCCAGGATCTGCCCCATCTGCTGAATGTATGGAGAGGCGATGTCCTGGATCGTCTGACCACCGTCGATCTGCTGGGAGAATTGGCTGTACTGGGCCTTGGCCTGATTCCTGATCCCGGCCTGGAGGTCAGCGAACGTGGCCGTACCACGTTCGATGTTCTGCACCATGGTCTGATACCAGGAGTCGGACATCTTGACGCCCATCGAGTAGGCATACTGGAGACCGTTGCTGTACTGGGTCTCAGCATCCCCGGACATCTTGCCGCTGGAGAGCTTGATGAACTGACCGGCGTAGTACTTGACCTGGTCATCACTCCAGCCCTTGGCAGCGATGTTGTAGGCCAGCGCATTCAGCGTGGCCGTCCACTGCTTGGGGTTCATGTCCTTGGTGAACCCGAGCTGGTCCATGAGCTGCTGAGCATGAGTCCATGCCTGGGTGAACTGCTGCTTGGCGGTGGCCGGGTCGGTGAAGGTATTGGTGAGGTAGGTGCGCTCGGTCTCACTGTGCGTCTTCCACCACTGGGTGCCCATGAGGGCCGCCTTGAAGCGGTCCGTTGACCACTGCTTGGCTACCGCCTGCTGGAAGATTTTCTTCAGCTCGGGATTGGCATTGAGGAAGGCGTCGGTGAAGCCGTACTCCTGAGCCAGGGTGGCTGGGTCGATGGTGGCCGGCTGAGGGTTCCCACCCGAAGCCGTGCTGCTGCTCAAGTTCCCACTCCCGCTGCCCCCTGTGATGCTTGAGCTTTGGCCGCTAGCGCTGAGGATGCTGTCCGCGTAGCCGAGTCCGGCGCTGACATTCCCCTCGCCCGCGTTGTACGCGGCGAGGGCGCGCCTGACACTCCCGCCCTCTGCATTGAGCAGATGCTTCATGAAGTTCTTGTAGGCGTAGAAGGCATCGGCAACGTTCCAGGGACTGCCGCCTCGTGGCCCCCAGGTGGCGAAGGTGCCGGGCATGAACTGGGCAATACCCTCAGCTCCTACCGGAGACTGAGCATGAGGGTCGAAACTCGACTCCTGCATGATCTGCTCAGCCACTACGTCATACGGAATACCGAGGTAGTCGGCAGCGTCCTGCACGTAGGACTGGTACTGCTGGGGGACATTGACCATCAGTTACTCAACCCCATCATCTGAAGGACGGAACGTCCCGTCTGCATGATGGAGTTCTGGGCGTTCTGCGTCTGGAGCCATTGAGGGGACTGGCGAATGCTCGCCTCGAACTGACTCAGCGTCTGCCCGGTCGGCTGACCATCGGGGTTGGTGCCACTGAGTGCGTCGCGGATCAGCGGGTGCTGGAGGCTGAAGGAGCTGTCCGGCCTTTCCAGGAGCTGACTGGCCGTCTGGATGTAGGGCTGGGCGATGTCCTTCATCGTCGCCCCGGCGTTGATCTGATCGGCATAGGCCGGGAACGAGGAGATGGCAGCGGCACGTACCTGCTGCATGGCGTCTTCCTGAGTCATCAGGCCGCGCGCTATCAGCGCGGCCTGGTTCTTCACCGCCTGGTCCGAGAGGCTGACACCCTGGGCGTAGGCATACTGGTGGAGCAGATGAGCGAAAGCGCCAGCGGCACCCCCAAGGGTGCCGTTGTTGAGGAAGTTCACGTGCTGACCAAGCATGTCCTGGATCTGGCCCTGGTCATAGCCGGACATCAGAGCCAGCTTGGCCATCTTGGCAATCTGGGCGTCGCCTATGGGCGCGCCCATCTGTGCTGCCTCTTGCTTGATCTGAGTGGTCATCG